TCAACAATTCGGCGCATGCCATCTCCCGCTTCAACGGTTCCATTAGACATAACCTCCTCTGCTTTTTTAACTTTGGCTGGGGTTTTAACTGGGTCTTGAATTATTTGTTCTGAACCTTCACCATCAGCCTCAAGTTGGGCTGCTACAATCTCTGCTTCTGCTGCTTTTATTCTTGCTTCTGCTGCTTTAATTTCTGCTTCATCAGCAAGTTTTTTAAGGGCTTTAGCATTTTCAGCAGTGTGCATGTTCTTGCCACCTTCACGGGCTGCGACCTCTTCCCATTTTGCTGCTTCAGTTCTAACCTTTGCTGCTGCTGCTTCTGCGTCAGAGGCTTCCTTATCTAGCCTATCTGCTTCTTGACGAGCCTTACCAATATTAATAGTGTTACCCTTAATAGTAACTCTTGATTTACTTTCATCATGAATCTGCTGAACAACTTGTGATTGTGCTGTTGCAGCCTGTTCTGTACTTACCGCTAAATCTTCTGCTGCTGCTTCAGTCCTTGCTGTTAAAGCAACTGTTGAAGAAGGTCCTGATGGTGGTGTTACTGGGCCACCACCTACAGTTCCTGTGGCTCCACGCTTTCTTCTTTGTCTATCTTGTGATTTAAGTATTTGTCTTTCATCACGAAATTCTGGGGTATCAATATCATCATAGAAAGCCTTGTTTTCAAGATCCATCTTGTCAACTCTTGCTTGTGTTTCTGCTGCTGTTGGTACTGCTGCATTCCCAAGTCTTGAAGATTGGGCAGTAACTTCTGGAGTTCCTTCTTGCAACCCTTCAACAATTCCATCTGCAATATCTTTACCAATCTTTCTACCTTTTTTAGATGGAGACTGATTGTCAGCACCTGCTGGACCACTTGCACCATCAATTGCTGCCTGTCCAACTTTTGCTCCTTCTGCTTCTGCATTGGCTTTATCTTCTGGTGTTACTTCAATTTTGGGTGCAGGTGTTATTATTTGTCCTGCACTAAGTTTTTCTCTATTTCTTAGTTTTTCTACAATTGCTCTTTCAGTATCTGTTACTCCACCCTTTTCTGATGCAATTGGCTCAGAATAACTTGTTCCAGCCTCTCCACTTTTTATGTGTGCAAATGTTGGTTTACTTCCTTTTTCATCTGTTTCTTCTGGGGGAGTTAATCCTCTTAGTGCATACTCTCTATCTGTATTGTCTTTTGTTTTACCATCTAAATACTCTGACATAGAGTGTCCAGGAATTGCAACTCTTTCTGTTCTTATATCGGTAATTCTTTCATTACCATCTTCATCAATTCCAGTCTCGACTCTTTTGCGGTTCATAGCAACTGCGTCTCGACCAGGATTTTCTGGTGTTCCTAAATCTGCATCAAATATTCTTCGTGCAGCAATCTTCATCTTTTCTGCTTCATCGGCAGTAATTTTTAAATCTCTTTCTAGGTTGTCTATATATGCAACCATCTTTGGGTATGCGTTTTGACCTGCTTGGCTAACATCTGTTACTCCTGGAAGTATTTCTTTTGCAAATATATTTGCCATCTCATCAAAGTGAGGGGTTAAGTGTTTGTTAGCCTCAGACCAAGTAGCAAACGACTCATCTGTTTGCCTTGCTATGCCATCAAGGGCCTGCATCTGAGTTTTCATTGATCCTGCTGTTGCTGCTTTAAACTGTTCTGTTGCTCCAGTTGGGATTAGTTCCCCATCGTCATTCAACTGAGTTTTGGCAATAAATCTAGAATCTCCTCCAGCAGTTGTTGATCCCTTAACAGCCTTACCCTGTATATTTCCTGGCATCATGATAGCACCGCCAGACATGGTCTTTGTGTTTTGCTCACCACCTGCTACTCTACCTGTATGTGGTTCAACAATTGTATATTTTGGCTTTCTTGGATGTGGGTGTTCGTGAAATTCTCCAGTACCTTTGTGATATCTTTTTACAGAATCATTTTGAAGTGCAGCAACTAACTCTGGATTTTTCTTTGCAGTATCTTTTGTAATAACAACTTCACCAGGAGTTAGTAGTGCTGGTACTGTGTCTTTATTTCCTGTACCTGGAACAACTCCTCCTTGTGCAAATTTCTTAGGTAGTCCTGCTACTGCTCCTGCAGGTCCTGGAACTGTGTTAAATAATCCTGGAGATGATTGAGCAAGGGCTCTTGCTTGACTTGCTGCTGCGCCGTAGGCTGCTGCTAATGCTTGGACTGATGCTGCCTCAACATTAAATGTAGAAATTAATTGGCTATGAGACGTATGTAAAGCATTAGATTGTGCAAGGTTTTCAATCTGCTGATTAGTTAGATACTCAAACCCTCCACCAAGAACATTGTTTGAACCATTAAGTTGAGCAACTCCACCACGAAGTTTTGCAAACAACTTAATACCATTTGCAACAAAGTTCATCAAAACACCAAATGTCATCAATAGAACTGGAGCAAGTCCTCCAACAACTCCAATAACAACTGTTATAACTTTTTTAGTTCCATCGCTTAAAGTATTAAATTTTTCTAGGATTCTTCCAACAAAACTAACTATAGGAGTTACTGCTTCTAAGAATGCTTTACCTATTGGAACAAGTTGAAGTTTAATGTTTTCCATAGACTTCTTAAACTTGTTACCAGTCATATCTTCAACCTTGCCAAGTTCTCGCTCAGACAAGATTGCTAACTCTTCAACTGATGCTCCAGCAAGTCCTAATGCTCTTGCAGCCTGTGAAGAATCTTTTGTAACGTTTTGGAATAATGTAGATAGACGTGCAAACTGGAACTTACCAAATAGTTGCTCGATTGCTCTTGCACGGTTAAGAGGATCTAGTGTGTCAAGTGCTCTAGCAAATCCTACTACAGTTCCCTTTAAGTCTCCCTTGTTTGCTTCAACAATACCAGTAAGGTTTACACCTAGTCCCGCAAGAAATTCACTAGCCTTCTTAGAAGGGTTAATCATAGAAGCAAGACCAGACTTAAGTGCGTTAGCACCTTCTGATGCGTTGATTCCACCTTCCTTCATTGCAGTCATAAAGAATGCAAGATCTTCTACGTCGCCACCTAGTTGTTTAACAACTGGTCCAGCCTTTGGAATAGCAATTGTTAAATCTTCAATAGAAAGAACAGTCTGGTTTTCTACTGCGTTGAGAAAGTTAATCTTTTTTGCTAAATCTTCAGAAGCAATTCCAAAAGCGTTTGTTAAAGAAATTGTTGTCTCAAGCGCCTGCTGTTGTTCAACTTGTCCAAGAACTGCAAGCCTTGTTGCTTGAACTATTTGAGCATTAAGTGCATCTCCAGTAAGACCCATCGCTGCTGCAGTTCCAGCCATTTCTACAGTATCTTTTGCTGCAATACCAAACTTAGTAAACTCTTTTGCAAGTCTCTGAACATCTGCAATAGCCTTGTCAGTTGCATCTGAGTTTGTCATCATGTCTCCATATACTCTGGAGAACTTTGTTATTGCCTGCTCCATTTCCATGAATGTTTTTGCTGCAGTTGAGCCTAGAATTGTAAGTGGAATAGTCAAACCAACCATCAACTGGCGACCAGCCCACTGAGTATTCTTACCGAAATTCAGGAGTTGTGTTGAGCCTTGGCTTAATAGTTTATTTAAAAATTGCTGTCTTTGTGCAGCCATTTGCATACGTGTTGCATAGTCCGCATATTGGCCATTGACCATCTTTAGGTGCTTTGGAACAACCTGAAGAGTCTTGATCATATCTCCATTTGCAGACTGCATTTGGATATACTGAGACTGTAGTAGTTTTACTCTGTCTTTACTAGCACGTGTTAATGTCTCACGCTCTTGTGCAAACATGCCTTTAAATACCTTGGTATTTTGAGTGGCTGCTGCTGCGGTGTACCTAAAGTACTGTCGCATTGACATTTGATTTTTTTCAAGTGCCTGTGTAAAAGAAGATGTACTTGATGCTACATCTTTTTGAGTTGCAACAAATTTTCCAGTAGCATTGATAGCCTGCATTAACTGGCTATTAAGGCCCTTCTGGGCATTCATTGCTGCAACGTTACCCTGAGTTAGGGTTTGATTAAAACGGCTGAGTCCAGCCTGTAACTGACGTAATTGTGCTAAGGCTTGACTGGTATCAAAATTAATACCAATATTTGCATTTACGTCAGCCAATCAGCACACCTCTTTACTTGATTGAGTTTAGAAGACCTGTTGAGTCAGAAAGTTGCATTCCTGAAGCAGCATCAATGATCTTGTAGACTGTAGGAAGATCTAGATTTTCCTCAATCGCCTCTCTGTTGTCTGCAATTGCAGGCAAGTATTGTTTAAATGCAATTTGAACACAGTCAATCAAGACATCCATTGACTTGCTGTTATCGTCTGCAACTTCTTGCAGTTTTGTAAAATGTTCCATAAAAGGCTTAAGTAGAGATATTTTTAGTGGCTTAATCTCAAACTTTGTTCCGTCAATAAGTGACAGTTGATTCTTGCTTTCTACTTCTTTAACCATGATTTCCTCCATTATAGTTGTTTAATTATACCATAAACAGGCTTGTTTTTAGTCTATTTTTTGATAGTCTAATCCCATGCCAATCCCAAATCCAGCCTTCTGTGCGCTAATACCCTGTAGTGCAACGATGTCTCTAGCATTGGCAGCCTTTCCTTTGCTAAAGACTCTGGCTTTCATTTCTTCCCAGGCATTTGCTTTTCCAGCATTCTTGTCTAGGTCAACTCCCTGCATTGCTGCAAGAAACTTCTTTTCATCGTAGTTTAGTTCTCTGCTAGTAGATAGCGTTATCATTAACTCTGGCATAGATAGTGATCCTTCTAACTCGTGGTAGTCTTTCCAAATACCCAGCAAAAATACTTCAGATTCTAACTTTGCAAGGTCAAGTTCTTCCCAAGAGGATCCACTATCAACTGCTTGTTTTTGTACTGGCTCTTCTGATTTATCATTAATCTTAATACCAGCAGTAATATCTAAAATATCATAGATGTCTTGTAGACTGACATACTCTTCTAGCATCTCTTGGGTTTGAGTAATCTCTGGTCTAAATTGCCTCATACAAATTCTTGCACACTTTGATAGGGCCACGATTGCTTCAAGATCTCCTTGTGCATTTCTAACTTCATCAAAGTTGTCCATTAATTGTCTAAGATATTTTATTTTAAGTGGGGACAACTCTATTTCTACCCCATCTTGCAGGGTAATATTTTTTGTGTTATAAACAGTTGTTGCCATATATATAGTATAACAGAAAGGCCCAGACTTATTAGGGTCTGGGCCAAACTGTATATATTAAGTTGTATTATGCGCCTGCTGGGATAGTGCGATCTACGATCTTACCGTATGATGCATTATCATTTGGAAGAAGACGGAATGATACTTCGAACATTGTCGCTTCGTCACGCTTTGCTGATACTGATACGCTCTCGATTGAAAGTGCACGGTATGCAACGTAGACACGCTCAACATTTGCTGAAGCGTCTCCAGTTCCTGGACCTACTGCAACCAAACCACGCTCAACTGGGACATCTCCGATGTCTCCTGCTGAAAGGTTAAGTGCTGCTGATCCTGCGCCAATACCAGTTCCTGATACTGCGCCTAGATCTCCATCTTGTCCTGCAATTGCGAACAAAAGATTTTCTAGTGTTGATTCTGCGAATGTAGTATTTAGGTTTACCTGCATGCCTTGCTTGAACAACTTAGCAACGTCAAGAACCTGGTCTACTGCTACTTCACCAAAATCTGGTTGGAATTGAATTTCCAAACCATTCATTGTGTATCCAACGTTACGGAACTCTGGAGTTTCTTCTGTAAGGGTATCCTTATAAGACTCTCCTGCTACGTAACCTGGAAGTGCTGCATCTGTGAGTGCGCCATTTTCATATGTGAAAAGTGCTGCTGCTCCAACGATAATATCGTTTGAACTACCACGTGTATATGCCATGTATTTCACCTCTTTTTTTTCTTTTAGATTAAAAGGGCTTGTTTCCTCACCTTAATTATACAGCCCTTTTTTAAGCGTTTACTGACTCTATGATATCTTGCATTGGGTGATAATCGTAGTCAATGATTATTTTGTTACCCGCATAGGTTCGGGCTGTGCCAAAATCGACTATATCTCGTGCCTCTTCTAGTTGATAGATCTTAAAGTTGTGGAAGTAGAACTTACATGTCATACCGTCAAAGGTTTTACCTTTTGCCCAGGCATTTATGTCTTCGGCAGTCTCGTCTCCACGGTCCATCAAACGAAGAACCGATTCCTGTATTTGAATCATATTGATAATAGGATTTGATCCTGATGCGTAAAAATAATACAATATCTGCTCACATTTAATATGTGGAAAAGGCCCTCTACGCATTCTAAACATTCTATCGTAAACGGCCATGGTGCCACCTTCTGGGAACTGTGTTTGTAGTGTCTCAAGAGTGGAAGGACCTGTTGGGAAAAAGGGAACTATTCCAAGACCCGACAACTCATTAACCTTTTCTTGAAGATATTTGTTGATCCACAATACTGGAGTATTTAATGCTGATGTTGATTCTGTCATTATGATGCCACCGAAGCATTAGCGACCCAACGATACCCTGTAGAGATACCAGTTGATCTTCCGCCACGCTTGCCCTTTCCTAAGTTTTTCTTGTACACTGATGGGTTCTCAAAATACTGTCTAAGGTTACCACTATTTAAAAATGCTTGAGTAAAGTATCTACCAAAGAACATATCAAATGCTTTTTCAAACTCACCCTGAGTATTACCTCCTGGATTTTGAACAACAACTGGCTTCTTTGTATAAACTATCTGTCCGTCAACTTCAAACCTTAAAGCCTCTGCATTACGTGGCTTGATTACGACAGGAGTTCCAATTTCCATAATGATAGCCTTATCACGGAAGGGTTCGTTAGATCCTTCTTTAACTGAGTTAGATTGTTTAAACTGTGATATAAAAGAAAGGCCTATGTTACTAACTGTATATTGTATGTCAAATAGTCTTGCTTCTGGGCTACCGTTTTGATACCATTCGTACACGTGATGTAGGGTATCTGGAGAGACTCTAGCATTTGTATCAATGAACTGTGAGGCTATCTCAGATACATCAATACCTAAGTTATTTAGGAAGTCCTTCTTGCCTTTCTGGATTCCTTCAGCAAAGCCAGTTGAGTAATCAATGATGTTTTTCATATCTCTGTTAAATTGTCTATTGTTAAACTTAACTTTAATCATACGTCTACCGCCTGATTTTCTGATCTTTTAATAATAAGTTTGTAGTATTCTGTTGAACCAAACGGGCCAACAAATGGATCCTGTGTTGCAATTTCAAATATGGTGGACTTCCCTGATCGTGGGCCAGAGGTTTCTAAGTAGATCTCACTGCCATTTTGGTCTCTGATGTTTGTCACTATAACGTTTGTAATTGAGTTCTTTGCCTCAAGACTTGACATTCTTATGTCTGTCTTTACTCTGCCAATCAAGATCTTATCTTGCGTGATATTTACATTGGGAGTTAATTCTTCTTTAAATGCTCCGCCTGCTGCTGCAAATGAACAGGCAATTGTTCTGTCAAGAATCCAGGTTTTTTCTACGTTACCGTAAATTCCCTGCTCAACGACTGGATGATAAACATCTGCAAGCATTGGAAATGTAAAGTCTGGTGTTTCGCATATCATTAAATTATCCCTGGCTTGACAATATTTTTAACATATTTTTCAAGTATCTTATCTACTAAAAAGTTTCCTGTTCCATTAAGCATTGACTTATCAAACTGAATTCTAAACTGATCTGTGTTGTATGCTGTAATGTATCTCTTGTAGTAATCTAACTTACCGCACTTAATATCTTCAATTAAAAGTTTTGCTGCATATTCTACATCGTCTGGAACTTTAAGGTACCCGTGATCTACTATAAAAGTGTAATCGTGTCCTGATGGGAAAGCGATTCCCTCATAGCCATAATATCCAAGATCTCCGCTTGCAACTGGCAGTTTTTGCGCTGTTGACTCATACCTGTTTAATTCTCCAGTGTGTAATTTTTGTATAGCAGTCTTGTCTGCTGTGATGGCGTATTCATATTTATTTAATTCTGGAGTTGATCTGTCATAAACCAACTCGTTGTTCTCGTAAACCTTAAAAATTCTATAAATCTTTTCCCACAAAGAAAAGTAATCAGAGCCGTTACCGCTTCCAACAATTGTTATTTTTTTGTTATAAAATCCTTCTGGTACAAAAGTATCTATCATAGATCTTGCTACCAATTCTAAAACCCTGTACTCTTCAATCTCAGATGCCGTTGTTCCTAGCGTGTTTGGGTCTACATATGGTCTTACAACTTCGTAGTATTCTTCTTTTAACAAAATTCCATCTAATTCATCTTGAAAAATTTCTACTCTATAATTATTATCATACTTCCCAGAAAAACCATTTGGAAGAATATCTAGAACTCTTCCTGGGGTTACTGGTGCCGAATAAGACATTGTTTGTACTGAAAGGTCCGCCATATCTGTTATTCTAATTCTTATGCTTTTGTTACTGGGCCAGTTTAATGGCACAGTATATAATTGCACATTTATAGAATCGTATGGCGGAACCCTCAATATCTCCATGAATTACTTACCGAATTCCTTGGCAACTTCTTCTGGTGTTGCTGGCTTTATATGAGAACGAGTAAGCCACTGTGTAGCAGCATCCTTTTCAACGATGTTGTAACCACGGTAAACTTTACCTACACCTGGCCATGTAACATTCTTTGTTGAAAATAGTGCCACAGTCTCTTTAACTTCTGCAGCCTTTGCCGACTTCTTTCTTTCAGGTGCCTTTGGTGCTGTTGTTGCTCCAATGACTCCTTCCGCTACTGATCCAAGTGCCTGAACTTCTTCAGGTGCTTGGTATGCAGGTGCTTCGACAACTGCCTGAACTTCTTCTACAACTGAATTTGCTGCTGCTGAATTTGCTGCTGCTATTGCTGCTTCGTGGGCTGCAAGTGATGCACGTTCTGCCTCTGCTGCTGCAGCATCAATTGCTGGATCTGGCTGATTGTAATTATTATTTTCCATTTTATTTCCTCCTTGTTAGTATTATATCATTATAAGTAATAAGGGGAGCAGGAGAACTAACTCCTACTCCCCCTAAAATGTACTGTTTACAGATTATGCATCTGATGCAGCGTCAGCGAATGCGATTGCATCCTGCTCTTCCCATTGAATACCAAAGCGAACGAATACTGTATATTCTACAGTGTCCTTCTTTGGACGGTATTCACGGTTTACAGTGATGTCACGCTGGAATCCCCATACACGGTTCTGTGGGAATGTCAAGTCGACATATCCTGCAGGGTAGTATGGAACTTCCTGTACGTCAATTCCGAGAACACGTGTTGTACGTGCTCCACCGAATGTCTGTGCTCCACCGTCAAGGTATGCCTGACGATTCATTGGAGTTCCGCCAGCCTGTGAAGCAAATGCTTCAGCAACTGCGTCTGCTAGGGTACCGTTGTTCTTAACGATTCCCTGGAATGCATCTGTACCAGCATAGAACTTCAAGTTAGACTTGATAGCACGATACTTACGTGGCATTGCAAGAATGATGTTCTGCATTACGTCTGTTGTCCAAGCATTATCTGCTACGGTTACAACTGATTCGTGTGCGTCTCCGTCAGTCTTAACACGATTTACGAAACCTTCCATGATTGAAAGGAATGCGTCTGATCCTGCACCTGTTCCGTTGATTGCAAGGTCTTCGATATCATTACCGAAAGCATTTGTCATCAAGCGTACAATGTGATCTTCTAGTGCTGCACCTTCGATGTTATCTTCTAGTGCTTCTGCAGATACTTCCCAGTCAAGACGAATCTTCTTTGTAGTCAATTCAACCTTTGAGAATGTTGCACCTGCGTTTGTGTAATCGCCAACTGCTTGCGCTGCTGCACGAATAACACGCTCTCCGACGTTTACCTTTTCGAGTTCCATTGTATTGGCTCTCATTGTAACGCGACGGCCATCTTGGGCGAGAATGGTTGCATCCCACACGTAGTCAATAAAACGACGTGCTTGCTCTGGGCGTAGGATACCTGATCCAGCCTCACCTGAAGGGTTAACTGCATTTGGTCCAGATGTAACGCCTGATAGTGCTGTTGGGATATTTCCTAACACGCCACCATCGGTGTAATTACCTGGTACGTTTGAACCTGCTTCAGATCCAGATGCGAATGCACCTTGTCCCTGATACAGTCCTGGTGCTGTTCCACCAAGATTACCTGATGTTCCAGGCTGGTTCTTTTCTATATTTTGTTCCGACATATTGTCACCTCCTGTGATTTTTTACTTATTTGTTTTTTAATTGAATAAGTCGGCTGTTTTGAGGAAACTACCGCCCCATAGGGATTTTTCAACCGTTTCAGGTTGATTCTGTACTATCTCGCCGAGATCGCCAGACTTTCGGAAAGCAGTGTCTTGCTCTACAAGTTCCACACGCTTACCAAATTCATTGAATGTATTTGTTGCTGCTGCAATATCTTTTGCAACTGCTTCAAATGATTGTTTTGCTGTTTCAACATCTACCTTTGAAGACTTAAGCATTTCTACTTCTGCCTGCAAAGACTTTACTGTTGAAACTAGATCGCTAAAGGCTGATTCTAGAGTATTCTTGATTTCTTCAACTGAGTCAACAATTGTTTCATCTGATTTAGATACCTCTGTGGTCTCTTCAACTACATCAACTGCAGGAGTCTCTTCAGACTTTGCAACCTCTTCTGTTGATACGGCTTCATCAGCCTTAACAACTTCTTCTGTAGGTGTTTCAACTACGGCATCAACCTCTGGAGCGACCTCTGACTTTTCTACTTCTACTGGTGCTTCTGTCTCAATAACTTCTGCAACTGTTTCTGTGTTTTCTGTCATAGGTTGTACCTCCTTGTTAATCTTAGAAGTATTAATGCCTTTAGCACTATCAACTAAGAATTTTATCATGTTTGTTTTTTCATCATCCGCTTTTTCAACGAATCCTATGTTTTCCATCTGCTCTCCAGTAACTGGGCTAAGTTCTGATTCATTTTCAGATGCAATAACTATTCCGCTTTCTTT